AGTAGAAGAGCGTACTGGTATACATATTCAACAGACTGTATCAGGTCTTGAGAGACACTACGCTTCATACGAAATACTAGGTAGAATGCTCACAGAGTATAGCAAGAACACTATCTTTGCTACAGGTACCCATAATACTGATATTAGGGCTGAGTTCTTTTGGGCTAATAAGAACACCAACAAGTCTGCGTTTCATATGCCACACTCGCATCAATTAGATGGGTACATGTGGACAGGCGTATATTTTCCTACGTCTGGTTGGCGAGACGGTGTTGCTATCTCTAAGTCACAGAACTTAGATGAGATGGTAGATATTACCTCAAGAACTCAGCCTGAACCTGGTAGTCTGACGATACTAGATCCGTTACAGTTTGTGAAGACGGGTGTTGCATCAAAGAAGACTGATCGATATCCATATTGGGGTAACCCAATTACGATCAAACCAAAAGAGGGGACTGTTGTATTGTTCCCAACATATTTACCTCATCTAGTAACACCAACTGAAGAAGATAATTTTACTAGATTAAGCATCGCTTTCTATGTGAGAGTTCACACGGGAGACGGTGGTATTGATAAGTTTTAAGAAAACGTTAAAACGAATTGGCTTACTAGCCTTTTTGTTTTTTCTCATTAAAGGTATTGTGTGGCTATTGTTAGGTTATCTAGTTTATGTCGGTATATACTGAACGTCTGATGTCTAACACTTTAGATACAGGATATGTGTCATAAGAAACTTCGTCATCTTGGTTACCACCTAGTATGACGTAATGATCTTCACCTTCTATCGACACTGGATAGATATAGAACCCTACGTGACCTTGCCAGCCTTGGTTACCTCTAGAGAATACAACTATATCGCCTAGTCGTGGTTCATCAACTGGCTCTCCCCAAAAGAGAAAGCTACGTGCCATGAACGGATAGTCGTTGACACTATCAGAGCCTGGGATTTGATTAACCCGCAGAATTGCGTTTACGAAAGCGGCGCACCACTCGTATGAGACTGGGTCAATCTTTAATAAAGTCCTTAGATCATTCCTGTTTGCAGTCTCGTTAAAGCCAACAAACGCATCAGCAGTTTTGAGATAGTGTGGGTATGACGGGATTGGTTTATTAAAGGATTCTATAGCGGTCGTATCACAAGCACATAGTAAAAGGAATACTATTATCTTCTTCATATACATATTTATACATTAAGGAGTGTAATTATGAACGATACAGTTGAAACAAAGACTCACGATTCTGTGAGCGAAAAGTCTCTAGATGAGCTACTAGAAGAAGTAGAACAGGTCGAGCGTGACTTTAGATTGGGTAAAATCGAAGAAAAAGACGTAGAAGAGTATATGATAAAAGTTGCAAAATTCCTATCAATACCTACAGAAAGCCCTTGACATCTGATTCCAAATCGGTTATACTATACAAGTAATCAAAAAGAAAGAATCAAATGTTTAGAATTCCTAATGCTTATAAAGAAACTATTAACTTTTCTCAAGCCTGGGACGCTATGATCTCGTTCGGACGGGGTGATGCACTTGAAGGTATGAGTGCTATGCAACGTGTCTGGACTGAGCATTGTGAATCAGATGTCGGGTTTAATGTCCGATTCTCTGATGATAGCGATTTCTTTGAGCATTACCAATATGAGTGTAATGCTTACAATAGAATTTACAATTATATGTCAAGATTGTTTGCTGATGATATAAGTAAGATTGTGGGTGCTTAACTTTCAAAACAAGGGGTACTAATATGCTTGAAGAAATACAAGAACCAGAACCAATTATCATCCGAGCAAGTCGTGGAGATAGATTGGAGAGATCAGAAGCGGCACGAAGTCGCAGACGAACGGTCAAGCAAGTTAAAACTGTAACTCAAATTAAGGAAGACAAAGACGCTAAAGATCGTGTAAAAGCGAAGAAGCGTTTAGAAGCACAAAAGCGAAGGGCAAGAAAAAAACTAAAATTAGTTAAATAAGCCCTTGACACTGAGGCACAAACCAGTTATAGTGTACTAGTAATCAGAAAGAGTGAGACGCATGTACAAAGTAACATATACTATCTATCGCAAGTATCACCATGAAAAAATCTTCGATGACTACCAGTCTGCAAAAGGTTTCTTCTACGGTATATCTCGCAAGTGCCGAGGTTCAAAAGTAACAAAGGCGGAGTTGATCTGCCTTTGATTACACAAATTTATAATACACACCAGAGTAGATACACCTGCTTTCTAGTGTATGAGACGAGGACTCACAAGGTCACAAGTGAGTGTGTATTATAAATTAGTGTATGCGAGTGTGGTGGAATTGGTAGACACGCTAGATTTAGGTTCTAGTGTCGCAAGACGTGGAGGTTCAAGTCCTCTCACTCGCACCAAGAACAAGGATTAAGTAGATGTGGGTGTTATATATAGTATCGATAATTAGTTTCGGTCCAGACGTTGGAGAACTAAGATTTACTAAATATGATACTTATGATACTGAGTACAATTGTAAGATTACAGAAGCTATATTAAGTGATAGCTTTAGTGAAGACGAAGAAACTCAGTGTAGGTCAGTCTGGTAGACCGCTACGTTTGGGACGTAGATGTCGGTGGTTCGAATCCATCCACTGAGACCAGATTTCTCTGCTACGATTAAGTAGTGGGGACAGAGAGTGTGTGTTTGGGTTGTTTAACCATTCTCTGATAATATGAAACAACCTACGCTCTGATTGCCCGTCGATCAGGAGAAGAGTAGAATACTTTATTATACCAAAAGTATAGGGCGGGCCATATTCAAAGTTTTTACTCGACGGAGTAAGATCGTGGTGACTGAATAATACGTGGTCGTGCGTATAAAGTATTTCTGAAGAGGGTAGCGCCCTGTCCTAGCGGATGCAAGAAAGTTCGAAAGCCAGTTTGACGGGAGCGTCCAGTGCGAGTAGATGTAGGTACTCCCAAGTCCTACCCACACATTTATATCTGCGCCTGTAACTCAGCGGATAGAGTATCGGTCTACGAAACCGAAGGTCATATGTTCGAATCATATCAGGCGCACCACAGCAAGGCTGTATCACTTCTAATATAAATAGACATATAACTATTTACCAAGAAGGTCTAAACACATGACACTACCATCATCTGGAGCAATATCAATTGGTGATTTGCGAACTGAGTTTTACTCAGGTAGAAGTTCTGCTCAAATAACTTGTGTACAAATAGGCGATAACCTCGAAGAACGTTTACGCAACGGATATATGTCTGGTCATATCGCAGGTTCAACTGAAATAGCAGGGAATCTAGTACGTGGTAAAGCAAAGCCTGAGTTCTTTAGTATGGTTGTATCTGCTGAAGATGGTGATAAAGTCGATGAAGGCATGGCGATATACGCACACGATAATACTGGCTTTGATTATCTCAATAGAAGTCAAGGCTTTGGTGGACAATTCAGTGATGACCAAACGCTATACAAAAATATAGCTGTCGGCGCACAACTTGTAACTAAGTATCGAACAGGGTATCAAAACACTAGTGGTAATTGGGTTCTTGTCTTCACAATGCCTACGATAGCACACAATTTCGAATACTCTCTTCCCTTAACTGTACCAAATTCTGCTGGTAATATAGTCAATAGTGTTAATTTTGATACAACAACAGTAGACAGAGAAACTGGTGTTGAGTCAGTAGAAAGAAAAAATATTATACCAACAAGAACAGGTACGGGTACTTGGGATATTTGGAGTTGGGTTAGAGGTAAGTCATTCACATTAGGACCTCCACGTGAATTAGAACATTTTGTTAGACGTACTGAAACAGCAAATGCTTACCTATGTTTATGGGATGACGATAACAATGTTCCTTCCATACTTACAAGCAGTCAAGTTGGTATGCATACTAACATTCCAAACTCGTTTATTCTACCTGGTGGTAACACAGACAATATTCCTGCGTACGGTACCACAGGTCTAAGTCTATCTGATTATCGTGGTCAAGGTGAGAATCAAACTTTTATAATCGATCAAACTTATCAAGAATTAAACTTATTCGACTGGGCTGTCGCAGAAGGATGGAATCAAACAACTCCTCTTACAGTTACAATCAGAGAAAAAGATAATGCTGGTAATGATATATGGTTGTACTCAGATGATACTACTAAAGGTGGACTCATTATAGACGGAGACTTTCCGACTTCACAACCCGTTATTATAATCAACAACGGAAAAATCGCTGGTAAAGGTGGAGACGGTGATAGTAATTCTGGTGGTCCAGCTTTACAAGTTCTATCTGGTGGACCTACTAGTCTAAGTATCATTAACAACTCGACAGGATTTATAGCTGGAGGTGGTGGCGGAGGCGCTAGTACGCTTGGCGGTGGTGGTGCAGGAGGCGGCACTGGTGCAGGAAACAATCCTAATTTTCCAAATCGTGGCACACCTGGTGAAATCGGAGAAGCAGGTGCTTTTGGTGATGCTTGCGGTGGTCGGGGAGGTAACACTCAAAATGGTACTCCTGGCGCTGGCGGTGGGCGAATTCTATCTTCAACATTCAATACACCTGGCGGCACAAACGTAGAAAATACAGCAGGCAACGGTGCAACTGGTGGGGGAGCGTGGGGTAAAGCCGCTGTGTTTGGTGGAGCAGGTGGACTGCCTATTACGCAAGCAACTGGTACTACAATTACACTAACAGATAATGGTACAATCTACGGACCTGATCCTGCTCCTGTAACAGGAGATGTGCCACCCGTACCATTCTGGAACTTTCCTGATCAGACTTTAATTAATGGTAGCACTTGGACTAAACCTTCTTCTATAGGTAATGATGACTGGGTTGTATTCTATCTAATTGGCGCAGGCGCAGGAAACAACAGTGCTGGAGGAGATTCCTTTGGCGGAGCAGGTGGTGCGTATCTGATCGCAGTAAAGGGTAGCGAAGTTCCTTCTAGTGTAAATTATTCAATTGGTGCCGCAGGTACAAGTGGAGATTACGGTCTTATTGGTTCTGGTGAAAACGATCCTATCACTGATGGTGGAGATACTTCAGTAAGTCTTCAGTCAGGTGGAAGTTTAACAAACTTTGTTGCTCTTGGTGGATCAAAACCAGTAGGCACCACTCAACATATTCCGAGTCAGAATGAACCAGCTTTTAATCGTGGTGGTACAGGTGGGGCAGGTCGGCTTTACTGGAGAGACTCTTCTGGTACAGTAACTAACGCTATTGCCTTCACAAATATATCAGCGCAGAGTTTACTACAGTTACCTAGTGGTAGCAATTCACCAACATTACTAAGAGGTGGTGAAGGTGGAAGTACTGAAGGACCACAATACGGAACTCCAAGTAGTGGAAACTTGCCAGGTGGTAACTCAGATTGGGGCGGCGCAGGATATAGTGAATTATCAACTACTGGTGTTTCTACATTTGGTAATGCAGGTGGCAGTGCTGAAAACGGTAATATAAGAATTTACTGGGACTTCACTCCACCAGAAATTTTAACTCTTGATATTACAGACGGTAACTTTCGAAACGGAACTGGCATTGCTAACGTAGTAGCTACTCAAACTATTGATACAATTGTTACACCTGTAGCAACATCAGATGAATGGAGAATAAACTACAATCAGAGTCAAGGTGGCGGAGCATACATAAGAATTTTTTATGAAGGAAATTTAGTATATACTGGTAGTTTAATAGCAGACGTATCTGCTGTAGAGGGTATCACTGAATTAACAGTTGATGTGGGCGGAACAGATATAACTTTTGTTAAAGGCACTCAGTTCAGGCTTGATGAGTCACTGGCTACAGGTGCTATCACAGAGAGAGGCTATGCTATTTCTAGAAATGTTACTTCGTTTACTCCCACTAGAACTGGTAGAGCCGCAATCGTAGCATTAGGTGCTGGTGCAAGCGGCGCTTGCAGACTAGTAAGATTAGATGGAAGACAAAATGAAAATGCCGCATGGGGCGGTGGAGCAGGTGGTATGGCAGTAATATTTATGGATGTTACAACTTCAATGACCTTTAATTGCTCTATTGGTTTCGGTGGTGAGGCTAAAGCCTTGAACACTACAGGACAGAGTTTATTATTCTCTGATGGTGATGATGGTGGAGATACTACAGTTAGTGGGAACGGTATTAATCTAAAAGGTTATGGTGGTAAAAAAGGCGTACACGCTCAAGTTACTAACAGCGGTACTGTTAGTAGAACAGTCTTGGGTGGCATCGCAGAAGGCGGGCTGTATAATATACAAGGTGGGCAAGCAGGAGATGAGCCATCTATATTAGTAGGCACACACGGAGGTTCACCCGCACAACCTGACTACAGAGAGTACCAAGGGTATGCAATCCAACAACTATCACTACCCTCTCCTTTTGAAGGCGGTCATTTAGGTGTAATCACTGGTGTCGGCGGCGCAGGTGGAAAAGCTATTAACGGATCTGTTCCCGCTGGTGGAGGTAGTAACTACGGTGCAGGCGGAGGTGGATTCGCACGTTCTTCACGTGAAGCAAACATATCTGGTGTAAGCGGCGCAGGTACTGACGGAGTGATTCATATAGTATACTTCGATTAAGAGAAAGGAATATCATGAAATATTTGATAGCAGTAATTGCAGTACTGTGTACAACTAACATAGGTACTGCGCAAGAGAATAATGCTGTGCCACCGTTTTTTTCGGCACAAAAATGCTATACGCTTCAAGAGTTAGCGGCTAGTGCGAAACAATTTGACGAAGCAGTTCTATTCAACGGAAAGATAGTACAGCAACACGCAAGCGGTCAATACGTAAATTCTGAATTCGTATTTACTGTGAATCAAGACTCAGGTACTTGGTCTTTAGTATCACTATTCCCTAATGGGTGGGCTTGCCAAGTTGCTAGTGGTTATGACTTTGAGCCATTCGTAGATTAAAAAAGGGAGCCGAAGCTCCCTTAATCTTTTTCTTTATGTGTTATTATTTGTTTGCAGAGTATGCGTTAGCACCAAAGAATACTGATACTAGTGCAGAGATTGCAACAAAGTAAGTCGGTGCAATATCACCAATCAACCCTGATGCTTCATCTAGTCCTAGCCATGATGTCAAAGCAATACCCGCTGGATACAAGAGCATTCCAAACAAAGCAAACCAAGTCATCTTACGCATAGCGTCACGTTGAGCATCTTCATCCTCAAGGCGCTTACGTTTAAACTCTAAGTGCATTGCCATCTCATCTGCTGAGATGTGACCATCGCCATTAGCATCGATCTGTGCCGCCGCTTCTGAATCAATGGTAGTTGTGCCTTCTTCTAACTTCTTACCAGCCATTTATTTTTCCTTTTTAAACAGTGTAATAGCGCCCCATCCAATTGCGGCATAAGCGGCAATCTTAGCGAATGGACCTGCGAGAATGATTACAAGACCAACGCCGATTAGTACTACGCCGTCTAGTGATGTTCTTTCTGTAAATCTATTTTTTAACCAGTTCATTTATTTCTCCTTTTTATATGAATAATAGTCCTATAATAAAACCAATATTCAACCCTATTGAACAAACTAATATAAAGTTCTTAGTGAATGATACTTTCTCGTATTCGATTATCACGACTTTCTTCTTAGCTTTGCTTTGATGCTGTCAAGTTCTTTATTTCTTGCAGACTTTCCCACATCTTGTGGCGGTCTCTCCATCTTTGTTGATCGATGTAGAGTTCTTTGTTGTGCCGTAGATGTGTAATTGGATCGCTCAGACCCTTCAACGCAACTTCGTAGATAGGCAATCCGGGCTCGAATATCGAGGATTCTTTTTTGCCATTCGTCATAACTAATCATTCCCTTCTAGATCCTTGATACGCTTCTCAAGTTCATCAATCTTCTTGGTTACGTAAGGATATTTCTTTCGCCATGCGTCAGTTGGTTGTTCAAACCAAGTCCAACCCCAACGCTCTACTAAAAAGTCAAGTGTTTGATCTAACTTGGCATAACACCATAGACCAGCACGTGTGTCTTTGAAGTATGCTAAAAATGCGGCACCTAGTACTGATCCAGCGATAGCTGTGTATATCCACAGTGTGTCGCCCATCATTCTGCTAAGTAAATCCATTTAGTTCTCCTATCTCTTTATACCTTTTATTACTCTTACAATTTTACTGGTAAGCATTTTAATTACAGTGAAGTGAAACAGTCCATGCCCGTACAGCCAATGGAATGTGTGGTTCTTTTCTATCTGATCTTTACCACCAAACTTACGAGTCCAGTTGTCTACGTACTCGCCTTTGTATCTTAGTACAGCGTGTGATATTTTAGACTTCGATGGTCCTACACAGCATATGCCTGCTTGTCTTGTAAGTAGCATCCACCACATCTTCCAATCGTTCTGCCCGCAAAGTCGCCATAATAGCGACAAAGCGTAGTCTTCACAATCGCCTTCGAACTTACCATCTTCACTTTCGCTACGTATAATCACCCAAGCATCAGAAGACCCGTATTGCTCTGAGTCGTATCTGTACTTCCATTTATTAGTAAAATCTAATGTAATGTTATCCCTTGTTTCTAGTTCTTCTCTAGTCACTTTGTCTCCTTAGTGTATTTACAATAGTGATCCATTCCGTGATCGTATGCGCCATCAAAGGGCATACCTTTCTTCAATGCTCTCCAACGACCACGCCATTGATCTTTTACTCTTTGCCAGTATGTAGCGGATCTAACGTTTCCGTAGTAATTGATGTATTGAGGCTTGCAGGTGTGTCTATATCCGAGGAAAGCGAAGGGTACTTTAGGTACAACGTCATTGTTATTAACAAAACGATAATGAGGTATGTGTTTAAAAGATTTGACAAATTTTCGTGTTCCTGCTCTCGGTGATCCATAAGTGTATAGTGCTGATACTCTATCACCTAATCTACTTGTTGCGATTGTCGCCATTGCACCACCTAATGAATGACCGCAAATTAATAGTGTTTTCTTCTCATGTAGTTTTAAGTCTACATGCTTCATAATGTCTTCCCAGATTTTATCTACTTCTGTTTGAAAGCCATTGTGTACCCAACCAGATCCGTTGTCTGCTTTATCAGGCATAGCATTTAAGTCTGCTTTGATATCAGAGAACTCACCTGGCTCTGTTCCACGAAAGCATAGTACTATCTGTTGTCCAGTCCAAACTATATGACACTGAGCGCCATCTCGTTCAATGAATACGTGCTTTCTAAAACCGATTTCACGAAACTTAGGTCGTGCTTCTTCTTCGTCTAAGTATGCTATAGAGGCGCATAACGCCATCTTGTGTGAGTTTTCTATCATAACTTCTCCTTAATCTGCTAGTGGGTTATCTAATGCTTCTTGTATAGTTTCTTTTACATCTTTCTCAAGCGTATCCATATCAGTATCAAGGTTTGTTCTCAATTCACGCATTTCTTTACGTGTACCTTTTTCAGATTCACGTACAATGCTTTCTACTTCTCTTATACTAGAAGTCACATCTTTCTGTAATGTGTTCATCTCTGTTCTAATTTCTTTTAGCGTAGCATCAATCTCTTTCTTTGTTGAGTTGATGCTTGCTTCTGACTCATCTATCTTGTCTTCCAGTCTATCGATCTGTGCTTCAAGTTTGATGATATCATTTTTAAGGTCGCCCTTAATGTCTCTTGTGTAGTCTATGGCTTCGTCTAGTTTAGTCTCTATGACGTTGTTACGTGCTTCTATAGCGTCTGTGTCAACGTTCTGGATGATCTCTTTCATATCCATGTAATCTTTGTAGACTTCAAAGCCGCCGTAAAGACCGCCACCAATTGTACCAAGCAATGCAAACAACGCACCGATTGTAGTTGGTGTCATCGTAATACCAAAGAGTTTCATCTTTGTGTTTTTAAGGTTCTCTACTTCTTCTTCGAAGTTCTCTATTCCTTCACCTAAATCTTTATTAGCCATTCCTTACCTCTAGTTCTCGAATTCTAACGTCTGCATCTGTAGCAATTCACGTTCAAGTTTCATTACTTCGAGTCTCTTTTTTCTAAGTTCTAATTGATACAATTCATTACAATTTATTCTATTCTTTACTCTCTTACCAAGCGGAATTGTAATTCTTGCGTATACACCTATGTCTCTTGGACTATTCCCAAAACTTGTTGGGTCTCGTTGAGCAAACGGATCAGTATTCTCTCTCGATATGATACCTGTTACACCCATCTCCATCTTTGTTGCAGATCCAATTGCATTAGAGCAATCTAAATCTCCAGTTCTAAACTTGTCTGATTGATAGTTACCTGGCATACTAGGCAGTGCTAAGTTCAAAGAACTAGAGTCTGCATACGCTTGCGTAGCCATCATTAATAAAACAATAATTAAGTATCTCATCATTATTCACCTATTTAACTTTGGAGCAAATGTTGGATGCAACAACAGATTGCCCGCCCCCTTTTAATAATTTTGATCGTGTGCAGATGTACTTAATTCTGCTTGCGTCACGATCTTTAAAGTATATTTCTAATCTTTTGCGTTCAAGATAGTTCATCTTGATAATTTTTTCAGCACTAGCAAAAGGTACTTTATTCCAATCTGCATCCCATACTTCAATCTGATAATAGTTCACATCTGCTCTTCTATTGAAGATAACCATTGTTGTAGTCAAAATGTTGTCGTACACCGACTGTTCCAGTTTGGGGTAGGTCGGAGTTAACTCATGCGCTTGCGCAACACAAGTTAACCCAAAAGACCAAAATAATAAAACAATAACAAAACGCATTTAGTTTACCCTATTTTGCGATACACTCAGCAGTTACCATCGCTGTGTATGAGCCTGATGGAAACGATTTACCAACACCATATTCAGCACTTGATGAAATGTCAAACCAGACTGTACCAGCGGTATGAAGATCAAACTCAGTGATGTTATTGTATTCGATTTTATTTGTCTCGTAGTCTGACATAGCCGTGTCTGAGACTTCACCTACTTCAGTGATTCCAGCCCAAGTGACCGAATCAGTAAGTGATGGGCTACTTGAGAAAGAGTTTGGGTAACCGATCCTAGCTTCGTAGTATCCACCTTGAATGATATCATATCTGATTCTTGGTTTAACACCACCATTGCCGCTTGCTGTACTAAGCTTATCAGGTGTAGGGTTACCATACACACCTTCTCTATCAGTAAAGATAGAGCATTTTGACTCTACGTTACCTACGATTGGGGTGTCTTGTGCCATCGCTGAACTTGTGAATAATGCGCCACAAGTAAAAAAAGCAAAAGCTGTTAATTTAACTTTATTCATTTTTTATCTCCGTTTTTAGTTTTCATATTGTGAGCGTACCATATCTTTATGCACTTTATCAGTAGCGAATTGTCTCAAGGCTCTATTATTATCGTTTAGAATTCCATCATTTAGTGTGACCGCATCATTATACACTCCACCGTCTAAGGTAGCACTTGTATATAATTCAAACCTGGGTATTGTTGATAGTGCAGTGATTATTGCATTTTGCGTAGCACCATCGACAAATTCGTCAATGTTGACTTCAGCATTTAGCATTTCAATACCTACGTCCTCATCAAGGTCCGTAGTATCTTCCCTAACCCTTTTCTCATCGTCATCTTCTGCATTATCTTCGCTATCTCTGTTCAGTTGAAACTGAACCCATTCATCGTAAAATGGATCATCTAAACTCGGTTCACTGTTTAGAAGCCCGTTGTCTAATAGGTACTGATAAAGTGCGTCCTGATAACCTGGACATTGTGGGTTACTAAGGGGAACAAAACACTCGTCAAACCTAAAACTGTATACTACCGAAGGATCTAAAACTTCACCTTCGCCTGTTGTTACTATTGATCCTTCACCCACAACTGTCTGTGAGATATTAGGTAAATCTAATCTCTTATTAATTGTCGCACCAGGTAGCCCAGACCAATCGTCTGTCTCCTGTATAACATATCCAACACCATTAGCATACTCGTTTTGAATAGTTACTGTAAAATCATCTTCTGTTTCTTTATCTGCTGTGTACGTGTAAAACAATCCATTGAATGTTAGACCAGCTTGAGCAGGTAGAACACTAAACATGTTCCACGTAAATCCGTCTGCGGCGGCGTTTCGTGTTGTGCCCGTTGTCTCTTGGGCAACTACCGAATTAGAGTAAGAGTAGAAGCAAGATGCCGCCAATAATACCACCACCGAATAGGGTACTCTTGTTATCTTCATCTATAAACCTCCCTTTTGCATCAGGTTGCATATCTGGGTTTTCTTCCCATGCCGCCTTTGCTTGTGCGCCGATCATGCCATCATATGGACAGGGTGTGCCTGCCATCATCATCGCTTTAAATACTCTTTTGTCACCACACATGGTGGAGACGGCGGCGACCTTCATCCCCATGTCATATAGGGTCTTTGCATTCTTAAGTCGCTCACAATTCATGTCTCTTACTGATTTACCAGCAGACAAACCTAAAATCTGTGTCTGCACTGCGCCTGACATACCGACTGTACATAAGTCGGAGTTTGCTGTATTAATGTTTGGTGCAATTGCCGATGGTGGCGGTGATATCACTTTAGTCGTACTATCTGCACTAGTGTCTACAGTGCTATCTGTATTTGATATTGTACATATGTACCCTGTTGGGCATGATGGGTCTTCTGGTGTTGTTCCATCTTCTGTTGCTTCTTGTGCATGTACAAATCCTGTCACGAACACACTCATAACAAAAAGTAAAATTAGTCTAGTCATAGTTCCAATCCATATATTAATTTTCAAAAATCATATTACATCTTTATTTATGTAAACGTGCCTTGCCATTTTCGAAGGTTAGTGTTATAATGTCACCTTACAGCAACTACTATATATAATATAGGATTGGGCTCGTAATTAGAAGCCCATGTCATAGTTAGGCTTTTAATTAGAAGTAACCAAAAAATTGTATTAAGTACTTGACACGTGAAGAAGTTTAGTATATACTGTGACTAATATATGGAGAAATTATGGAATGGTTTGTAAAATTCATAAACAACACATTTGCTAATGTTGATGATGAAGAACTTAATCAATGGGAATATGCTGAAGGCGTTCCTGAGTCGTACTTGGAGAGACCTATGTCACTAAAAGATACATTTTTAAAATACGTTGAAGCTACAAATGGTGCATACGCATCACAGAGCATGTTAGGTGCCGATCACAAAAGAACATCTGAATCTTTTGAAGACGCCAACACGTATAAGCGCAAGTTGTTAAACATGATAGAGGAAATTGAAAATAATGGCAATCAAACAAAAACCTGAGTACGTAGTTGTTACATGTGTATCAACTTTTCGTAATCGATACGTAATACCTGTAGACGAACTACAGAGAATGAATCCAGATGAAGAAGTAGATCCTTCGTGGGCGCTTGATGCTGTCACGTGTGAAGATGTAAAAGAGTTTAGTCAACGTCATGTTGGTGAACAGATCATCGATGCACAAGTTTTACGTGAGCCAGAAGTTCTACAATTCTTTGATGCAGATAATGACTATCTAAAGGATTGGACAGAAGAGCAAAAGATTTCTTGGATTCATGACTGGCGTAATAGTAAGATGTCGCTTGCAGATGAAGTTGCACTACAAGAAAAGTTACGTGCAGAAAAGATGGTCGCTATGGAAGAAGAGAATAAGCAGTTCACAGAGGACTTAGCTAAAGATGCATAATTGTCGACCAGAACCTCAAGAACGTTACTACGAATATATGCTTCGGCGTACACGTGAAGAGAATGCTAAAGAAAGACAGATGAGTGATCAAGCAATGATTGATAAACTTAGAACTATGGCTCATTGGACTACTAAAGAGCCCTGGACTTCGATAGCAGATCGTTTAGAAGAATTGACTATGAAATGATTACGATTTATGGAAACTCTATCTGTCCAGATTGTGACAAAGCAAAAACACTTGCTGATCAGTATGGATTCGATTGGGAGTTTAAAAATGTTTCTCGCAAGGAATACATGGCAGAATTTCTGCAACGTTTTCCTGGTGTGAATAAAGTGCCTCAGATATTGTGGCATAATAAACCTGTTGGTGGATTATTACAATTCGCCAGTGAAATTGAAAATACGAGGAGTTATGGTGATGGACCAATCTAATGTAGTTGCCCTTATGAAAGAGGGCGTAGTGACAGTTGAATTTACAAAGGTCAATGGTGAATATCGTAAGATGGAAGCAACGTTGCAGTCAGACAAAATGCCTGAAGTCGTTGTTGAAATTGAAGAGAAGGCTCCCAAGAAGAAGAGTGATACATCTCTTTCTGTCTGGGATGTTAATGCTGAAGGCTGGCGTTCATTTCGATGGGATAAACTTCAGACAGTAAATGGTGAAGTTTTTGCCTGAACTGAATGAGTTGAATAAGAAGTCCATGGGTGGTACTGAACTCATGGCACATAGAATCGAGAGGGACTGTAACAAGTCTCTCCTCGATCAATTTCAGATCATACATTCTAGGGTACGTGAACTAGATCCAAAGAGAAAGAAGATTTATGTTCTCCACGATCTACCACAAGATCCAGAAGTACAACATCTGAAAGATGGTGGTTGGCAAAAGTTCGATAAGTTGGTATTTGTATCTCATTGGCAACAAGAGATGTACAACTTATTTCTAGGTGTGCCATACTCAGCAGGCGTTGTATTGCGTAATGCGATTGAACCTATTGAGCAACATCAGAAGCCAGACCCCAAAGAAAAGATTAAACTTGTATACTTCTCAACACCACATCGTGGGCTTGATATTTTGTATGCAGTGTTTAGACAGTTAGCAGAAGAGTATGACAACGTTGAACTAAATGTGTATTCATCGTTCTTACTGTATGGATGGCCTGAACGAGATGAGCCATTCAAAGAACTGTTTAATAGGTTACGTGAGCATAAGAAGATTAATTACTACAAGTCTGTTAGTAATGAAGAGATACGTGAAGTACTAAAGCAGTCTCATATCTTTGCTTACCCATCAACTTGGAAAGAGACATCTTGTCTCTGTCTAATGGAAGCAATGTCTGCGGGTTGTTTGAGCGTTCACTCATCACTAGCGGCATTACCAGAAACATCAATGGGACTTACCTCAATGTATGGCTATGTAGAGAATGCACAAGATCATGCGAATCAGTTTTATTTAGAACTTAAGAATGCGATTGAAATACATCGTAACCCAAATGCGTATCAGATACTACAAAATACGACTGGGAATATGCAAGCGTTAGCTAATTATCGCTTTAATTGGCAAAATCGTAAGATAGAATGGAACTCTTTCCTAAAAAACCTCTTGACATAAGTAAAGTTTCATGTTATAGTGATTCGTAACTTAAATGAGGAGTAGTCTATATGGCTCGTAAAAGCAAAAAATTAGAAATGCGTGAACAGTTTGCGAAAGAACGTGGACCTGTAAAGAAGATCCGCAAGAAGCGTAAGCCTATGTCTGAAGAGCAAAAAGCGGCGGCTGTCGAGCGTCTAGCGAAAGCACGTGAGGCTCGTTTAGCAAAGCAAGGTGGACCTAAGAATGTTCACCCAGATGTCTTAGCATTAGGCGATGATGAAACATTGTCTCTGAAGAATGTTCGCTCTTGGATTAAAACGCAGAAAGATATGTTAGCGGCGGCTAAACAAGAAGTTCGAGCAAACGCCAAAGGTGCTGTTGCGAAAGTAGCACGTATCGAAGGGTATGTTCGTAACCTTGAACGATACATCAAGAATGGTGTCTACTTAGACATGTTCTATGGTGAGCATCAACAGAGTAGAATTAAAACATTCTGTGTAGCGATGGCTTATCATCCAGACGGTACACCTAAGCGTAGCTATGGTGTTTACTATTCTGACTTAGGTGGGGTTTATATCTCAGATACTAAAATAGAGGTCGATGGGAAGATAGTCGAATATGAACAATGAGTAATAATATCGTAGACTTCAATGCTGTACGTGCAAAACGAATACAGGATAGAATGGATGAACTGGGTGAAGAGCAAGAGATCGTAGAGAACTTTGCAGGGGACTTCGCCCTTAATGCTATGATGGATGTAGTAGAAGCATTAGAAGAGATGGGCGTTGATCTCTTCGAAGACCCCAATTGTATTAAAGATATATTAGCTGGAGTCGAATCAATCAGAGCTATCATCATGCGTTCTCATGGAGAACAAACTGAGTTTCAAAAGGTAACTGATAAAGTATTCGATAATATCAAAGAGCCTACTAAGGCTTTATCCAATTTTTTAAACGAATTTTCAAATTAAGACTTGACATATTGATAAAAGTGTAGTATTATATAACTTATATCAAATATGGAGAAATATAATGATACTAGTAGATTTAAATCAGGTGATGATAAGTAATATGATGGCTCAGATCGGCAATCATAAAAACATGCCTATTGACGAAAACATGTTGAGACATATGATTCTCAACACACTAAGAGCCAATCGTAAAAAGTTCAATGCCGACTTTGGCGAACTAGTCATCTGTTGTGATGACAAGAACTATTGGCGCAGAAATAACTTTGCGTATTACAAAGCTAATCGTAGAAAAGCACGTACTGAGTCTGAACTAGACTGGTCTGCAATCTTCAATGCTTTGAATAATATTCGTGATGAGATTAAAGTATACTTCCCTTACCGTGTTATTCAGATTGAAACTGCTGAAGCAGATGACATCATTGGTACAATCGTACATCACGAAGGTACTCTACTGAATACTGGTGAGCCTATCCTAGTCTTGTCTGGTGATAAAGATTACATTCAATTACACAAGTATGCGAATGTAAAGCAATACGATCCCACACGCAAGCGTTGGATTACACACTCATCTCCTGAGAAGTATCTTTGTGAGCATATCATTAAAGGTGATACTGGTGATGGTGTACCTAACATCTTATCTGCTGATAACTGTTTAGTTGTTGGTGAACGTCAACGTCCTATTACTAAGAAAAGACTAGAAGGTTGGCAAGACATAAATACTATGACAGAAGATGTTAAAAGAAACTACTTGCGTAATAAGTCTCTTATCGACTTAGAAATGATACCTGATTATATTAAAGATCAGATCATGGACATTTGGTTAAATGAGCCTGCAAAAGATAGATCGCAGTTGTTAAACTATTTCATCAAGAACAAGTTAAAAAATCTTATGGAAGTAATATCGGAGTTTTAAATGTCTACAGAATCTTTGGCTGAAATTATTAATACAGCCCGTGAAATGAAAACCAAAAAAGAGAAGATTGAATTTTTGCAAGCAAAGAACAGCAAGCCTCTGCGCAATATTCTCAAAGTAACCTATGATAAGTCTATGGCGCTGAACATACCAAGTTCTGCTCCACCTTATGAGCCATCTGTCATGCCTGATTCGCATGGGATGCTGTTTAGAGAAACACGAAAACTTCCCTACTTCGTTAAGGGATTTGATGGTGATAACATTCATCCAATTCGTAGAGAAGCATTGTTTATTCAAATGCTAGAAGCAGTAGATCCTGAAGATGCAAAATTACTATGCGAAGTGATTAAGCAAAAGCCTTTCAAGGGCTTGACTCTTGCTTTAGTCAAAGAAGCATTCCCTGGTTTAATTTCGGAGTAGAGTGAGTAATCTAAAATGTCGAAACGTAAGAACTTCCGTGACTGGTGTGAGGAAGATGAATGGGGCGATAAAGAGCCCCGTTTTAAAAAGCAAGATAGCAAACGCTATGACAAAAAAAGAGCCAAGATCCAAAAGGCTCGTAAGCAAAAAGCTAAACAAAAAAATTCATTCTTTTCCTAATTAACCACTTGACAACTGAGCGAATCAGTGTTATAGTGTATGTGAAATTAAGAAAGTGAGTTAAATTATGAATAAAGATAAAGTGATATTAGTTGATTGTGATGGTGTTCTCTTAGATTGGGAATACTCATTCGATTACTGGATGAAAAGACATGGGTATGTCAAGACTGGTGTATGTGAATACGACATGTCTATTTGTTACGATATGCCTAAAGATGAGATCAAAAGACTCATCAGGATGTTCAACGAGAGTGCGGCTATCAGAAAGTTGCCACCTCTCAGAGATGCAATGAAGTACGTTAAGAAGTTACATGAAGAACATGGATATATCTTCCATGCGATTACTAGCTTAAGTAACGATCAGTATGCACAGCATCTAAGGACTAAGAACCTTAGAGAGTTGTTTGGTGACACTGCTTTTGAGAAGTATGTCTACTTAGATACTGGTGCTGATAAAGACGAAGAGTTACTACCCTACAAAGACAGTGGGTGTATGTGGGTCGAAGATAAGCCCGAGAATGCAGTAGTTGGTCTTGAGTTAGGATTAGATAGCTATCTAATCAATCATCACCACAATGCAGATTTTCACAATGATGATGTAACAAAAGTTGACAACTGGAAAGAAATATACGAATTAATTGTATAAATATCAACAGTGATAAGACAGTTATGAGGCAGTCCATCACGGACTGCCTTTTTTTATAGGAGAGCATAAATGCCAATGTATTCGTTTCATGATACTAAGACTGATGAAAAGTATGATATGTTAATGAAAATTGCAGATAGGGAAACCTATCTCAAAAAGAACCCCCACATCAAACAGATTATTACCGGGGCACCATCAATTGGTGATCCACACCGAATGGGTATCGTTAAGACACCTGATTCATTCAATTCACTACTCAAACACATTAAAAAAGGAAACTCAAAGGGTATCACGGACTCCACAATCAAAACCAGATAATAACAATAAGGATTGATTCAACAATGCCTGCACACGAAAAACGTCTGACTAAAAGACAGAGAAGAGTACTGAGACAACAAGGTATTCTAGACAACGAAAACAAATTATCGACCGTATTCCAAATTGACCGCAACATTAAACCCATGACTGAAAATCAAAGGGTCGCCTTTGAGAGTTGGGGTGAGGGTTACAATCTAATGCTACATGGGATCGCAGGAACAGGTAAAACTTTCCTAGGTCTACACTTCGCAATCAGTGAAGTGATGAAGCAGAATAGCCCACACGAAAAAGTGTTTATCGTAAGATCAACAGTACCAACTAGAGACCAAGGTTTTATGCCTGGTAATCAAAAACAAAAAGAGGCTGTATACGAAGAGCCTTACTATGATATCGCAACCAAGTTATTTAATCGTGGTGATGCTTATCAAATTCTCAAACAAAAACAAATCGTCAACTTTGCATCAACCTCGTATCTACGTGGGTGTACATTCGAAGACTGTATTATCGTTGTAGACGAAGTACAGAATATGAGTGCAGGCGAATTACACACAGTGATGACACGTGTTGGTGAGAACAGCCGAATCATTTTCTGCGGTGATGTTAAGCAAGACGACCTAACATCTGAGCGTAAGAAAGAGATGTCTGGTTTAAGAGATTTTATGAGGATTATAAATAACATGAGAGAATTTGACTTTATAGAGTTTCAGATCGGAGATATTGTTCGAAGTAAACTTGTTAAGTCGTACATTATTAATAGGGATAAGTTAGGTTTGTAATGCAAAATAATTATATTGGTGAAGTTGTTGAAGGTGAAGATGGGGAAACGATGATACAACTCCCCATCGAACTTCTAGGCTCAATGGGCTGGGATGAACAAACTCTATTAGAATGGATCATAGAAGAAGAGACAATCGTTTTAAAGGAAACTGAAAATGTCAGAGAAACCAAGACTTAGAGTATTTGAAGATGCAGAAGGTAAACGCTTTGTGCGCCAGCTAACCGAAGCTGAGACTACAGTGTATCTTGCCGCAAACGATACAGTTACACTGGTAAGATAAATGCCTTTAGTAGCATTTGCGAATGCACAAAGCAATGTCGCCTGTGCGGATGGAACGCAGAATGGTGTATGCGCAACAAACCCAACCAAGTATACTTGGAGTTCGGCGCTGACATCAACATCTGGATCCGTCACAGTTTCGAAGACATATGTTGAGACTAAGAGACCTGTAGTTAAGGGCGATGCTATGACTGCACACCCAAATGGCGAGCCTTGTGTTGTCGCACCTGTGAACCATACACCTATTTGTAGCTCTTATTCGCCTAAAGTGTTCATCGAAGGATCTCAGATGGCTAGAATTGGTGATAAGTACAATCGAAGTCACAATGGCTTTGATCATGAGATAAGCACAGGTGCATCTAAAGTGTATGCAGAAGGTGGAGTGACATCTGAATCAGTTGTAGTTGACACATCTGTTACTCCTAATACATCAACCACTACTACAACTACAACCGATAGTGAAGGTAATACAACATCAGTAGTAGTAGTCGAAGAACTGTAAATAAACCTAAATAAACCCTTGACAAGTGGTTGACAACCCGCTATAATATAGTCTGAATTAAAAGGTATTATACTATGTTTAACCATGTTGCAATGAAAGCATTGCCTGAACTTGAATGCGAAACTCTACCTACGGGCAGAACGTATATCACACCCGAGGGTAACAAATATCCCTCTATTACAACTGTTCTTGGAAATCTATCTAAGGCAGGTATTCTAGCGTGGCGCAAGCGTGTCGGTGAAGAAGTAGCTAACAAGATTAGCACACAAGCCGCTACACGTGGTACAGCAGTACACACTCTAGCAGAAGACTATATCAATAATAAAGAAGATTGGTCAAAGGGTGCAATGCCCGCCAATATATTCTCATTCAATCAAATCAAAACTATCTTAGATGAAAGACTTGATAACGTCTGGGCGCAAGAAGTGCCTTTGTACAGTGACAAGTTTAAGATCGCTGGTCGTGTTGACTGTATCGCAGAGTTCGA